TGGTTCCACGGAGGAGCTGCAGGCTGCTGGGGAGCCGGCTGCTGCTGCTGCTGCTGCTGGAAACCCTGCGGGTTGGCGGCCTGCTGACCCGGTCCCGCCAGTTTGCGATAACCCTTGACATCATTCGAGGCGTCGTAGTTACCGTCGGCCTCTCTCAGCCCAACCTTGACCTCCATCGGGATACCGTGGAGTTGCTGGGAGTCTTGCACCTGAATAATCCCGGCGGCGTGGCAAATGGCGGATAGCGAACCGTAGGCAATCTCCACCGCAACAGGGTTCTTATTCTGCAGGTTAAGGCGGTCCCAGACTTTGCGGCCACGATATTCGCCGTCGATAACTTCGAACTCCAGCTCCAGGTAAGCGCCCTGCTTGTCTTTGGTCGGCTTCATCTCCGAGTTCTTGATGACCATCGGATACCAGCCGCTCGGAATCGGGTCAGGGGTGCCGGTGTTAGGTTGAACTTGGGAGGCGTCGAAATTCAACTGGGCCATAATTCTTCTCCTTAATTGGAGCCCATGATCTTAGCGAAAACATGGGCCAGGTTGGGTGGTTCGATAGGGTCCAGGACCCCACTGCGATCTTTTCCTTCGTACTGGAAATCAGGGAATGTTTGCAAGAAACGATAGTGGTTGCCATCTTGGTCTTTTTGAATACCGAGGCGAAAGACCTCGTCAAAAAGATACGGGAGTGCCGGCCCGACCTTGGAGCCCGGCATGGAAGGGCCGTTAATCGAGGTGCCGGTATTCTCGTCTTTCTGGAGCTCCTGCTTGGCCGTCATAACCACATGCTTGCCCTGGATATCTCGGAAAGCTTTAATTGTGGTTATCATCTTATCGATGAGCTCGCCGTAGGCCTGACGGGGGTCTTTAACCTGCCGTTTCGCGTTGGCCAAGACTACTTCCCCGATCTCGGTAATGGAGTCGATGTAAATGGTTTGGAACTGCCGGGCCTCTTTAGAGCCGGTTACCCAGTCCAAGGACTCGACCAAGTCCTCAACCTTGGTAATCTGAATCATTGGCATTTCGAAACCGCGCAGAGACAGTACCCCAGCCTCCGCAGACAGCATGATAGGGGTCGGGGCCGTACTGGCCATGAAAGTTTTACCCGCCCCGGCGCGGCCATACACCAAACATTTGACCCCATGCAGGGTTGCCGCCCGGTTGGTTGTCGTGAATTGTAATGTCAAGGTAACCTCCTGTAGAAACCAATTATCCTTGATATCTGTTTGCTTGTCAACCTAAAAAGAGAGCACTACTTTTTCTTAGGCGGCACCAGCTCAAGGGTCGGGGTTCCGGGCCTGGTGATAAGGGCCTCTTCAAGAGCAAGGCGCTGATCCTCGGTCAGCTTCTTAATCTCCGTCATGGCGGGTTCTCTCTTAATCCGGACAAGGTTATCGGTAGAGATTTTGAACTGGTCGCGTATGCGGGTCAGAACTGGGTCCAAAGCGGTTTCGTCGAATGAGTAATTGAGTTTGTAAGTGCCTTTGAGTTTCCAGCCAGCGGCCAGGTCCATAGTGTTCGTACCGATGGCCCCGTCCGGAAAGGCCAAAGCAAGGCATTCTTTACGAAGAGACATTTCTTGCTTTTTGGCGAGCTCCGCCTGCTGTTTTGCCTCTTCCCATTGTTGTAGTTTCGCGGTGAGTTCTGGTGTCATCAGGGTCTCCTTAAATCAGGAATAAAAGAATCAGCCACGAAGGCCGACCGTGTGGGCAATAACCGTCTGGTTCAACCCTGCAACCACAAACAGGCGTCTTGGCGATTCCGTCCCATGCGTATTTTTCAAGGGTACGGATGCTGGGCACCTTTACCTTATGCAATATGATTTCGTGGTGCTTTCCAAGCTTTTCTTTGAGTTGGTCAACGGTTACATCATCTTTAACCAATCTAAAAGTTGGCTTCTTTCCGATTTGAGCAAGCTGCGGCATAGCGTTCTCCTTGAAGTGGGTTTCGCCCCGGCCGAAGCCTGGGCTTTTAGAATTTAACGCTTATCCCAAGAGTCCTTCTTTTCGGCTTCTTCGCGTCCGCTTCGAGCTTACCGCGGATATCCTCGAGCAGCCTGGCGATGTTTTCTTGGTACTTCTTGGTCATGGCGTTCCTCCTTGGTTTGTGTTCCAGCACAATGATTATATAATACCACAGGCCTTCCATTGAGTCAACACTAAAAGTGGATTTTGGCGCTTATTTTTTTAGGTGGTAAAATTGTGTGTAATATATTATATTTAAAGGGCCTATGAATAAACGGGAAAGGAGATTACAGATGCTAGCCTGCGACGAACCGTGCGCCCTGTTGGAAGAAACGGTGGCGCTGCTTAAAAACGACCCGCGGGATTTGCCAACGATCTATGTTGAGACAGGTATTCCGTACCACTGGTTAAAAGCCTTATACTATGGGCGCGTGAAAAACCCGTCCGTCAACCGGGTATGTTATTTGCGTGAGCAATTATTAAGGAGGTAGTATGCTCCAAAACATTCCGTTAGAACTCAGGGAACGGGATCAATGGGTGGTGAGCGGGCCAGACAAGAAACCCCTCAACCCGAGAACGGGTCAAATCGCGTCACCGACCGACCCGGCCACTTGGGGTACTTTCAGAGAAGCAGTTCGTTCCGGCTACCCGAATGTTGGCTTCGTCTTTACGCCTTGGGACCCCTATTGCATCATCGACCTTGATAACAAGCCGGATAAGCCAGCCACTGAGGAGCAGCTAAAACGGCATAACAAAATCCTGGCCACCTTCAAGACCTATACCGAACGAAGCGTATCTGGGCACGGTTATCACCTCATCCTAAAGGGCTCGGTACCTAGCGGTGTCCACCGGGACAATGTAGAAATTTACAGCGAAGCTAGGTATATGATCTGCACGGGGAATGTTGTTAACCCGCTCCCGATCGCCGATGGCTATCAGGAAATCTTGAATCAAATGTACGGGCAGATGGCCCCGGCCATCCAAGGGCTCGAACAACGCGACGGAGTTCTGTCCGACACTGAAGTTATAGAAAGAGCTATGGCCGCTTCTAATGCGGAGAAATTTAATGCCCTCTGTGCCGGGGATATAAGCGGCTATCCAAGCCAAAGCGAGGCAGACTTCGCGCTGTTATCTATCCTGTGCTTTTATACGAAAGACAACAAACAGGTGCGGCGGTTGTTTAGAATGTCGACTCTCGGAAAGAGGGACAAGGCCCAGAAGAACGATAAGTACCTGAATTATGCCCTCGGCAAGATACGCGCCCAAGAACCGCCTCCGGTGGATTTCGCCGCCATAAAAGAAGCCGCCAGCCAGGTCTGCAAGAGCCCAGCTGAGCTCCATGGAGTAGAACTCCCTCCTGGCCTTGTCGGCGAGATCGCCCAGTATATTTATCATTCAGCCGTGCGACCGGTTCCCGAGGTCGCCTTGTGCGCCGCGCTGGCCTTTGTCTCCGGTATCTGTGGTCGCAGCTACAATGTGTCCGGAACGGGCCTCAATCAGTATATTATGCTGCTGGCCAAGACCGGGGCTGGGAAAGAGGGCGCATCAAACGGTATTGATCGCCTGATTAACGCGCTGCGGCAAACAATCCCCGTAGCAGACCAATTTATCGGCCCAGCTGTTTTTGCTTCTGGCCAGGCTTTGATTAAGCATCTTGATGATCAACCCTGTTTCGTTTCTGTCCTCGGTGAGTTCGGTTTAACCCTGCAGCAGATATGCGGGCCACGAGCCAATAGCGCCCAGCAAATGCTGCGCCGGGTACTTTTGGACCTTTATACAAAGTCCGGTTGGGACAAGATATTGCGCCCTTCCGTTTATTCGGATACAGAAAAGAACACCAAAGCCATCCAGGCACCAAGTCTGACAATTCTTGGCGAGTCTACCCCGGAAACCTTCTTCGATGGCCTGGACAGTAGTCATATAAGTGACGGCCTAATACCGCGCTTTACGGTGGTTGAATATAAAGGTATCCGGCCCCCGAAAAACCGCGCCGCCGGTTCCCCGCCGCCCGGGCACCTTATTCAGCGCCTGGCCGACCTGATTACAATTGCACTCACCACCACAAACAATAACACCTGCGCTAATATTCAGATTCAGGACGGCGCTCTTCGCCACCTAGACGAATTCGATATTAAGGCCGATGATAAAATCAATGCCACCAACGATATTGAGGTGCATTTGTGGAATAGAGCGCACCTCAAAGCTCTCAAGCTTGCCGGACTTATCGCGGTCGGACAGGACCCACACCAGCCAGTCATTACGATGGAATCAGCTGTCTGGGCTGTTACCTTTGTTGAGAAAGAAATCGAGGTCATAGCCGGTCGCTTCCGCGCCGGGGATGTTGGTACCGGAGATTCTAAACAGATTGCCGAGGTTAAACGCGTGATGAAAGAATATCTGTCTGGTGGTTATAAGTCTATTTCTAATCGCGGTATCCCAAAGCAAATGTATGAAGACGGTTTGATTCCATATGTCTATTTGTCCACAAGGTTAATCAACTTGTCTTCTTTCAAGGCAGATCGCCGAGGTGGCACGGCCGCGTTGAGAGCTACTCTTAATAGTTTGGTTGACTCCGGTATTCTGGTGGAAATTCCTCGAGCTACTGTTCAGAGTAGATACAAAAGGGGCGGTAACTGCTACGCGATTGAGAGTGATTGGGGCTGAGTAATAAGACAAATAAAAGGGGCATATTACGGGAATCTCCCTTAAATATTAAGGGTGT